GATCTTCCCTTCCGTCGTCTACGGCGCATCGCTCCACGGAAACTTCGACGGAACCGATGGCGCTTTCACTCCTCCTCGCATGATCCCGGTAAGGGAAGCGAAGGAGGGAGGAACGCTCTATCGATGGGCGAAGAAGAAGGGAATGAATCCGTGGGCCGTCCGCGCTTCGATCGCGAAGAAGGGCGTGAAGCGGAATCGATACCTCAAACGAGCAGCCGACGGATCGACGCTCGGCGTCCGAAACATCTTCGAGGATGCTCTCGGAAAACTTGCCGCATCGTTCGGCGACTAAAAAATCACCATGTATACAGCAATAAGACAAGCCATCATCGACCTCATCAACTCGGAATCCATCGAGAAGATCGAGGTCGCCTATCGAACGGACCGGAGCGAGATCTCCGGGTATCCGGCCGCGCTCGTCTTCCCTTCCGAACACGAGGCCGACTATCATCAAACCGGAGCCGGCGCGAACAAGGAGATCTATATCTTCACGATCCGCATTCTCTATCCCTTCACCGAAGGACAGGAAGAAGCGGACCTCGCGCTCGAAGAAGCGCTCGATGAGATGATCGGAGTCCTCCGCGATCGAAATGCGCTCGGCGCAGCGGCGGATTGGGTCGAGCCGGTCCCCGGGCGATGGGGGTATCAGAGTCGCGGAGATGGTACAATGCGAGTAGCGGAACTCAATGTCCGATGCGTCAAATACATCGAATAGTATGAGACACCGCATCGCGAAAAGAAAAACGATCGATCAGCGCGTGAAAGTCGAAACACGCGAGATCCGAGGAGGATCGATCGCAGTCAAGGTCGCATTCGACCTCCCTCGGAAAAAAACACTTATCAACAAAAAATAATTTTATAAATCTATGAGTATTCAACGAGGTGAAGATGTGATGTTCGGAGTCGGGCTTGAAGAATCCCGCGGAACCGGAGTCGCGCCGCAAGCGTGGATCCCGGGCCGTACACCTTCCGGCATCGCACCAGTAATCGACAAAGTCAACATCCGCGAGACGCGCGGATCAAAATTCGCGTCTCATTCTTCCGAGGCCGTGATGAAGCGGGTCGAGGGAGATCTTGAATTCAACCTTCGGGCGATCTCCTTCGGGTATCTCTTGAAGTCGCTTCTCGGAAGTGTGTCCTCACAGGCAGTCGTCGGACAGTCGGGCGTTTATGATCACACCTTCTCCGTGCTTCCTAACGATCCGGAGCATCCGACTCTCACGATCGGCTTGAATCAGCCGGCCGGACAGTCCTATCGCTTTTTGAAGGCGATGTGTTCGATGATCGGAATCGAGATCGTGCCGAATGATCTTGTGAAGGCGAACGCCTCATTCATCGCGGCAACCGAGGAAGCCGTCGCCGACTATGCGGATCCCGATCCCCTTGCGGCCGACTACTTCTTCCGCCATCAAGACGCTTCGATCAAACTCGCGGCGAATGTCGCGGGACTCGGCGCGGCGACTCCGATCAAGGTGAAGTCCTTGAAGGTGGATGTGCCGAACGGCGCTCGTCCGGATCAGAATGTGTCCGAACTCAACCCGGGGAATGTCCTCGCGACGACGCTCGAACCGAAATTCTCGGTCGAACTCGACTATCAAAACGAGGATCTCCACGACGCCTTCGACGATGGCGACTACTTCGCGATGCAACTCACGCTCGAACGAGCAGACATCACCATCGGAGCATCTACGCATCCGAAGATCACTCTCACCTTCCCGAGGGTATCGATCGAGAAGTGGACTCCGAATCGTCCTATCGACGACATCATGCGAGAAGCGGTCGACTTCGTCGTGCATTATTCAGAAACCGAGGGCTACGGCATCCGTCCGGTACTTCGCAACACACTCGCAGAGTATGAGGCGGAGGAAAGCGGATCCTAGTCAATAGAATCCTATGAGTGAACGAGAAACTCTCACCATCGAGACGCCAGTCTCAAAGACTCCGGTCGTGATCTACTCCTACATGACAGGAGGCGAGATGATGGACCTTGAAGGAATCGCAGTCGGATCCGGCATCAAGTCGGTCGACGGACGATCCGGCGAGATCAACATGAACGCGGAAAGCGCCTATCAAAAGCGCCTCCGCAAACTCGCGGACATCATGATCGTCTCTATCGGCGAAGCAAAGGAACCGGGCGAACGATGGAACGCGCTTCGTGCGCTCCGCGGTCCGGACTATGCTTTCGTCATGAAGGCAGTCGAGGCATCGGCGGCCGGCCTCTCACCAGACGAGGGAAAAGCATAGGCGGGACCTATCGCCGGCTATTCGAGGGGAAGGCCGTCGGCCAACTCGACCCGAAGATGCAGATGCTTGAAATAGCGAAGTATCTCGGAATCGGGTATAGCGATCTCGCCGAGTCCCCTCGATGGTTTCTCGAAATTGCGGGAATCCGTCTTCGTGAAGAAGGCGAATATCACGCATTCATCGCTCGGAAGAATTCTTCGTCGGGTGTAAAATAAACCTATGGCCGAAGCACGACTACAATTCCTCCTCGATCTCGAAGACCGCGTGTCGCCGGGAATGCAGAAGGTACAAACCTCGCTCGACAACTTCAAAGGGAAGGTCGAGGCGATGCAACCCGCTTTTCAAAAAATGGCGGTTATCGGCACGGCCGGCTTCGCCGCTATCACAGGCGCAGTCGGCCTTTCCGTAAAGGCGGCGATGGAAGCCGAGACGCAACAGGCGAGACTCGCGCAGATCATGAGGACCGCAACCGGAGCAAGCGACGAGCAGATCGAATCGCTCATTCAGCAAGCAGACGCCCTCGAACAAGTGGGCGTCGTTTCCGCGGATGCTATCAACGCGGCGCAGGGTACGCTTGCGACTTTCGACTTGCAAGCCGACTCGATTCAAAAACTCATCCCCTCATTCCTCAATATGGTCGTCGCCGAGAAGGGCGTCAACGCGACCACGGACGACATGATCGGCCTCGCAAACGGCCTCGGAAAGGTCCTTCAAGGACAAGTCGGAGCGCTCTCGAAACAGGGCTTCGTCTTCGATGAGGCAACGGAAGCGATCCTCAAAAACGGAACGGAGCAGGAGAAGGTGATCGCACTCGCCGGGATCCTCGATTCAACATACGAGGGACTCAATGAAACGATGCGCGGCACGACCGAAGGAGGCATCAAAGGCGCGACGATGGCCTTCGGCAAGATGCAAGAAGAAATCGGAAAAGCATTCCTCCCGACAGTCATCAAACTCACCGAGGCCATGACGCCGGTCCTCAACAAGATCACGGAATGGGTACAGGCGAACCCTAAACTCACGACGACGATCATCGCGGTATCGGCCGGGCTTTTTGCGCTCGTGGCCGTGGCCGGCACGATCGGACTCATCCTTCCGGCTATCATCACCGGATTCGGAATGCTTGCGACCGCCGCCGGCTTCCTCGGGACCGCATTCACGATCATGCTCGGTCCGGTCGGACTCATCATCCTCGCCATCGCCGCACTCGTGGCCGCGGGAGTCGCTATATATAAAAATTGGGAGACGATCGCGGCTTTCGCTTCGACTGTATGGGAAGGCATCAAGGAAACGATCGCCGGAGCGATGCAAAGGATCGCCGAGATCTTCTCCGCCGTATGGGAGGGAATCAAGGTCGCTTTTTGGGGATATGTCAACTTCGTGATCGGCTTGTGGGCGACCCTTCTCGACTTCCTCGTCCCCGGATGGGACACCGCGCTCGTCGCGATGTGGACCCGGGCCGTGGAGATATGGGAAGCGATCAAGGGAGCATTCGGCGAGGCCTTCGCCGTGATCAAAGCGACATTCACCGGATGGAGCGAATCACTCCTCGAAATGTGGACCGGGATGTGGACCGCCGTGAAGGAGGTTTTCGTCTCGATATGGGAAGCGATCGCGAGTGTGTTCGATAGCATCGTCGAAGGAATCAGATCCGCGATGGAGTCTCTCATCTCACCGATTCAAAAGGTGATCGACCTAGCGGAACGCGCCCTCGAACTCGCCGGAGGCGCGATCAAGTCCGGAGCCGGGAAGGTTTCTTCTCTCGTGAAAAGCATCATCTCACGAGGATCTTCGATCACCGGAAAGGCGATCGGCGGTCCGGTACTTGCCGGCACGCCGTACCTCGTGGGAGAGAATGGTCCCGAACTATTCATGCCGGGACAGTCCGGCGCCATCGCTCCGAATGGTCGATTCGGAGGAAGCACGATCAACCTCTACATCACCGGGAACACGCTTCTCGATCGTGATGCGGCTCGAAAGATCGGAGACGAGATGGTCCGCTACTTGAAGGCGAATGTGCGAGTATAGCAACCTATGATCACGATCGAAATCAAAAAACTCGGCGAAATGGACTTCGTCGATCGGACCGATCAGATCCGATCCTATTCCCTATCGCTCGGGACAACGAAGGAGGCCTCAACCGGCCGGCTCGAAGTCAACGCATACGGCTCGAAGTATGTCCCGGACGGCGAAGATGAGGTCCGTATCTATGACGGCGAAGATGTAGTCTTCGGCGGTTTCATCGTGCGCGTCGCACAGCGCGTCGAGCAAGGCCCGGTCGTGATCTATGAATGCGAACTCAAAAACAAGGTCCATCGTCTCGACTATAAACTCGTGAATGTGTCCTTCGAGAATGAGACGGCGCACGACATCATCGAGACGATCGTCGACGACTTCTCCGGACCCGGTATCACGACCGACAATGTGGAGGACGATCCTTCGGCCGTGATCACTTCGATCGTCTTCAACAATGTCCCGCCATCCGAGGCGATTCAACAGATCGCGGATCTTTTCGGCAAAGAATGGTATGTCGACGAGGAAGGGGATATTCACTTCTTCTCGAAACTTTCGGAGGCCGCTCCCTTCAACCTCACCGATTCAAACGGCAAGGCGATATTCGAGTCGATCGAGATCTCGAAGGACTATACACAGATCCGAAACTCGATCCTCGTCGAGGGAGGAAAGGAGAAGTCAACCGCGGAGGAATTCGACACCTTCATCGGCGACGGACAGCAACACACCTTCGTCCTCTCTCGCGAATATACCGACATCTCCGTCTCGGAGGATTCCTCGGTCCTTTCAGTCGGCATCGCGAACATCAACACCTTCGCGACGCACGATGTCCTCTATGACTTCAACCTTCGCACGATCTACTTCGACCCGAATTCACCTCCGGGCGATGGCGTGCAGATCGTGGCCGGCGGTCAATACTACTTCCCGATCCTTGTGCGCTTTCGAGAATCCGGATCGATCTCTCTCTATGGGGAGCGACAATTTTTCATTCAAGACAACACGATCAAGTCCCGGTCGGACGCGATCAGTCGCGCCGCGGCCGAGATCTCCGCATTCTCTCGAAGCGTCCGGGAAGGCGCCTTCTCGACATACGAGTCGGGCTTGAAGCCGGGACAGAAGATCACGCTCACTTCGACGATCAGAAATCTCAACGAGTCATTCGTCATTCAGCGCGTCTCCGGGGAATATCACTCTCCGGAGAAGATGCTATGGAAGATCGAGATCGTCTCCGTGAAGACCTACGAACTCATCGACCTCCTCGCGGAGA